CAGCAGAGGCGTCGGCGGCAGCGGCCTCGGCAGCGGCAGCATCGGCATTTGCCGCAGCATCAGCCGCTGCATTGGCGGCTGCTTCGGCGGCAGCTGCTTCGGCGGCAGCTTCGGCAGCGGCAGCTTCCGAGGCCGTAGCCTCCGCCTCGGATGCAGACTCCGCTGCGGCATCGGCTTCGGCGGCAGCCGCATCAGCCGCCGCATTTGCAGCCGCAGCGGAATCGCTACTTGACGAATCAGTGCCAGTCGAAGATCCACCTGCGCCATCTCCACCGTCTGACCCACCGCCGGAATTGCTCGAACCGGATCCACCCGAACCTGCCCCACCAGATCCAGATGGGGCAACAGGGTCCAAATTGACGTTATCGATTACACCGCCAACGCCAGACGTAGGTATTAAATAGCTGCGAGAGTATTTGCTGGTGGTTTTGCCAGATATGGTGTCATCCACCATTTTGTACCAACCACCTCCATTGATATTTAGATCGATTTTGTAGTGAACTGACGAGCCACTAATATCACCTGTTTTGCTATCGGTATGCGTAAGTTGCGGCACATAAACAGTGACTCGAATGTAGTCAACGTTGGCATCCGTGACAGTTTTAACGATTGGGGTAGCCTGATATACCTTTGTCGCTACCGAAACAGTCGATTCGATGTTGCCAGAATCGCCCGACAAAGACCCAATACCTAATTGATTTCCGGCAATATCACCGACCGAATAGGCAAAAGTGGCGTTATCAAAATTCCAATTTCCGTCGGCATTTTGCAATGGCGTCTGGTCAAGATAAACAGACTGAGCCCCGTTTACAAGACCATTAATCGGACCTTCGCACAATGCGTCGAGCAAAAATGCCATTTCCGAAGAACGAAGCGTATCACTTGCCTCGCTTGCGCCGCTTCCGCCAGATCCGCTGCCACCCTTGCCGCCACCACCGTAGCCAATAATCTCGCTCATATCTGGCCTTTGAACGTCGAGCTGTTAGAGGTTGACGTATTCGTCCAATCAACTGCGAGATCGTAAGAATAGAGGCCGGATGATATGACCTGTGAGCCTATCATTACTCGACCGTAAACGATCGGCACACTGTTGCCTTGATTGGTTGTGTTAACTGGTCCATTAAATGAATAGCTTGGCGCATTGCTGGGCTGAGATAGCAATTTGGATATACCGCCCAAAATCAGAGTTGCGCCAAAAGTCAAAGCCATTGCGCCCATACTGGTGGTGGTGAGCGATAAACCTGTCGTGCCAGAACCTGCTAGGAAGGCATCAATAGATTCAAACGACTCAGTCGCAACGATTGAAGCACCGCCAGTCACAAACGCAGCCGCAATTAATGCCACGCCAGCCAAAATAGTAGTTACGCCGTTACCGGCACCAGATTGCAGGGGAACGATGCTGATCGTGCGACTACCGGGCAATTTCAACTCGTCCTTGCTCTTTGCCTCAAACCCGTCGATCAAGATTTTGTAACCAGGCCTATGCTCGATTAATGATTTCTTAAATTCAGGATACAAAGCCGCAAATGCACGAATAGAATCCAGTGGGCCATTAACATCCAGCCGATGAACTCGCCCGAATTTTTTACCGAGGTGTCCGTAGAGTTTGACTGTTTTAAGCATAATTTTTGTGACGTACTATTTTTCTGACTGCACGCTGCCATCCGCCGCCGTAAACGTCACGACTCGAAAGCCTGTTTGTGCAATGTTGAATAATTTGATTGTTTCCGATGTAAACCGCGCCGTGATTGATAACGGGCGATCCAATTTGCATTAGTAAAACGTCATGCTGTTGAATCTTGTCGACTTCGAAAAATCCGGCTTGTTCAAAGTTATCGACGTACATATCCTCGCCACGTAGCCACCATTGACGCTTGCGCCTAAAATTTGGTATCTCAATACCGCATTCGATTCTGAAATAGTCACGAATTAAGGTATAGCAATCTAAGACGCCATGGGCAAATGTGCGTCCAATTAGAGGTGCGCTGTAACCAGTTGGAGACCATTCGTAAATGGCCCCAGTGGGTTGATTAACGATCAGCCACGGGACTCCACTCGTTTCGCACGAGACTAAATCGGCCTCGCTTGGCACCGCAGGCATATTGCAATGAGAATGACATAACCGGATAATCTCGCCTGCGTCTTCTGCTCGAGCAAAATCTTCGGCGGCAATCGTAAAGCTGATTTCTTTCGCTTCTGAAACATTCCTTGCCGGAATGTATCGCTGCTTGCCTTGTTTAATAATGACCAATCCGCAAGACTCGAGCGGATACTCCGACTTCGAGTGCGACTGTATCGCCTCGATAATGTGATCGTCCAGTGGAATCATTGTGTAACAAGCCCACAGCCCGGAAACCCACCAAACGGCAACACGGCAGTGTCGCCAAATCGCAATTTACAATCGGTCAATCGCTTGCCGCATGCATCACTTGATGCCGAGCTCACCTGATTGCCTGAAATATCAAAATAATTTGTGCCTGTGTAGCCACAATCAGCCCCACGGTAAACCCACGTGCAGCAGTTTTGAATAAATTGCCTTCGTGGAATTTTCACCGAAACCATATCAATTGATGCAGATAGTTCATAGGTCATCGTATTTGCATCTTCATTTGATTTGCGATCCACGTACCAAATTTCTTTTGGCAGTATTTGAGTTGGATCCGCGCTCGGGTTTCCAGAACTAAAATTTACGGAATCCAAAAACCTCGCAAACGTTCGAATTCTTGTTAATTTGCATCCGGCAAAATCACCGTATTGTCTTGCAAGCGCACCCATGTAGCCCCCGACGTTTGAGACAGTTACAGTAGGCCTCGGTAGCGATCCAGTTGCTGATTTTTTAAAGCCCTCGGCTTTGATCGGGAATTGAGAATACGTTACGCCATCAAATACAACGTCGTTTCCAAGGCTGTTAATTCCATTGTGAAAATAAACAATGTCGCCGCCCTGAGTGGTTAAATCAAATTGAAATAGCTCAATAATCGCGGACGGTTCCAGCGATTGAAGCTCAGCGCGAATTGTTGTCATTGCGTGGACTCACTAGTCCAATCATCGGTAGTCAAAACCACGAATACCAGCGATCTTAAAATCCACGCGATCACTGAGAGAATCATGGTTGTGCTCCCTGTTGATCTGGCGCAACATAATTAGGATCCTGTGGCCACGCTGGCGTAACCAATGGGATAAGGTCTTCGACAGTTGCAGCGGCGTTGATCGCGGTCACAGCAGTCTTGGCGGCAGCGCGAACCGAAGCCCGCCAAGTTATCCAAGCAGCAGGAGCCACGTAAGTGGGATCATTGGCTTTGCGACTATCCATGTAGTCTGTCGGTTGAAGGATTGACCATACCGAATTGTTGATTGTGGACACGGCGTTAGCTTTCAGCGTCACCAAGTCTTTAGCCGTTGCTGTGTACGTCCCGTCGCCGTTATCCGTTACCCAGTAATAACGGTCATCAGGACGAGGCTGTTCAGCAATCTCTACGATACCGATGGCTTGCTTTTCTTCTGGCGTAGAAAGGTTTAGCCAATTAGCCGGATACTGGATGTCGTTGTGTGTAAACGCCACCCCTGTCTGTAATGTTTTTCCGTCGAGTTTGAACATGATTGATCCTAAAAAGCCAAACTATTTTTGAAAGGGTTAGAAGCAAAGGCAGCGTAGATGTAAGTACCGCCGGAAGCGTTCATAGCCCCAGTAGACGTTAATTGAAACCCGTTAGCAGTGACGTTAATTGTCCAACTACTATCCTCTGCGTTTGCAAGATCGACATACAAATCAGAAGACACAGAGTTATATGGATTTCTAGCTGTGTCTTTTATTAACCAAGACTCAGCAGAATCGGTGCGTTTGAACAGGATGTATTTAGGTTGAAAACCGCAATAAATGAAAGGACCGGACGCTGATCCGTTTCCTGTGTACGAGCCAAAAGCTGAAAACCCTGAAATTGCAGCCCAGCAGTACGCAACATAATTGGCTGATGCGTTGTTTACATTTAATGCTGTTCCTATTGAAAACACTGAAGAAGTAGGAGAAGTGTTATTCCACGTTGCCGAAGAAGCAGCAGAAGCTACGTTAGTGTTAGGTACTAAAAAGTTAGTATTACCAATTGACGAGTGATAAGCTCGCCAGTCAATTACGCCATTTCTATATTTAACAAATATAAATTGCGGCGCAACACCCAACCCATGCCCGACCGTAGCGTTAGCACCCGTACCCGTATACGTCACAACGCTAAACCCAGCACTAGCGTTAACGCTCACAGTTGATGTGATTGAGCCATTCGTGTTGGTTACTGCTGATGATCCTGCGTTCCAGCCCCAAGTCACCATATTGTCGGTAGAAGTCGGTGCTGTGTACGTTGTTTCTGCCGCTGTTGTATTTGATTGAATAACGTTTGACGTACCACGAACCGTATCGACTAACTGATGATTGTTAGAAGATGTACGATCTTTGCCCCAAGCCAAACCGTAAGTAAACCCAGTTTGAGCAAACAGTGTCGCACCTGTTGCCACCGCACTACCTAATTGCAATGTAGCGTTCATTGCTGTGCTGCCTTGCAGGATCGTTCCTGTGGGCAGGTTATAAGCGTTGAGGGCTACAAAGCCTGTTGGAGGTGTGTAAGTGAATGGTTGTTGACCGAAGTTAGCAACAAATGTTGAATTTGAAACCGAGAACATTGGGAAATAAGTGAAGCCGGTCAATCCTGTGTACGCAGTTCCTTGGCTTACATTGTTTTTGTAAAACGTAAGCGTTCCTGCACCAGCATCAAAAGCAATTCCTATTACATCATTTTGAGTAAAAGATGACCCGTAAGATGTGTTTGTTCCGGCATTATATTTTTGCCCGTTTGGTGAATAATACGACCAACCATAAGCATCAGACCCTACAAAATTACTATTAGCAAGGCTTGCTGTTGCCGTACCAATCCCAAAAAATGCAGCAGGGCTGGCGGATGTCAAAACACATTCCCAATACCACTTTCCTGTGTTCATGCCAATGGTGGCTCGAACCTGATACCAAGTACTTGCCGATACGCCTTGCAAGTTACCATTGGTAATTGTTAAATTGGTATTAGCATCTAACGGATTCAACACAGCATAATTACTAGCCGTAGCACTGGTCAGCGTCGGTACATCCGTCATGCTGTCGTAAGTAGAACCCGTAGTCAGCGAGATGTTGTTGGTAGTCCAGTTGTTACTGTTACC